CTGTTAAAGCAAATGCACCCAAAGCAAAAGCAAAAGAAGAATGGGACATTGCTGCAATTAAGGAAAGAATGAAAGGGAAAGCAATTGTCTTTTGCCTTCCAGGTCGTGGAGTATCATATACGTACTTAAAGAACTTTGTCCAACTATGCTTTGACATGGTACAGAATAATATGAGTATTCAAATATCTCAGGATTATTCGTCGATGGTAAACTTTGCAAGATGTAAGTGTCTTGGAGCAAATGTATTACGTGGTCCAGATCAAATTCCTTGGGATGGAAAGTTAAACTATGACTACCAACTTTGGATTGATAGCGATATTGTCTTTGACACAAACAAATTCTGGCAGTTATGTGATCTTGCAGTTCCCGCAGAAGCAAAGAAAGAAGATGGTTCATGGGATGAGGATCTATTAAATGATCGTGCTATCACCGCAGGTTGGTATGCTACTGAGGATGGCAAGACTACCTCTGTTGCACATTGGTTAGAAGAAGATGATTTCCGCAAGAACGGTGGAGTTATGAATCACGAGACCGTTGAGTCAATTAGTAAGCGTCGTAAGCCGTTCACAGTAGACTACACAGGTTTTGGTTGGGTATTAATCAAGAAGGGCGTGTTTGAACATCCAGAAATGCCTTATCCTTGGTTTGCTCCTAAAATGCAAGTCTTTGAATCAGGCGCAGTTCAGGATATGTGCGGAGAAGACGTATCATTCTGTTTAGATGCTATAGAGGCAAAGATGAAGATTTGGTGCGATCCTCGTATTCGTGTAGGGCACGAAAAATCTCGTATCATTTAATGGAGAAGAATCTACAGAAATGGGCAGATACGCATTTGCCCAATAAGGGTTCAGATGACTTATGGGATCTACAAGCAGCGATTCTCACCGAACTCTCTCGTAGGGATGATGTTCAATATCAGGTCCGTGCCTCGAAGGAGTCATTAAAGGACAAATTTAAACAATTACGTATAGGAACAACTTAAATGCCAGTAAAAACAAAATCAGGAGCATGGGGATCGAGCGAATTTGTCGAAGCAACCCCGAAAAAGTCTCGTCAGGGAAGAGGAAAGCATTCCAAATATTCCGCAACGTCTCGAAATGGTCCCCGTAAAAGATATAGAGGACAAGGAAGATAATTCTAGACCCGAAAGGGTCTTTTTTATTGCTCTTAATAGGCACTTATACGCCCCTAGAAGACGTATTTAACTACTTTTATGAATATTCCTATAAATGCCATTATAACTAGTGTTAGTGTCGTTAATTTTGACGAAAAAATGGAAAATTCCGATAAGAAAATGCTTAGAGAAATTGCAAATGATAGTATAACACCCAAAAAATACGATTTTAACGTTCAAAATGACCTTTATGAGAAGAGAAAAGATGATTTTGAAGAAGATGGACTAGATTATGACATAGATTCGATTCCTCTTGCAGAATTTTAGTATATAAACCTTAATAAATAAAATATAATTGTAATAACTACATATCCCATGCCTTTAGAAAGGGTAAATAACGGTTTTAAAGACCTTAGCATGTCATTTCAGGCAAATCCTCTGACAAAAGACTTAATTGCACTCAAAAATGAGAATGCAATAGCTCGTTCATTGAAAAATATAGTATTTACTCTACCTGGAGAGAAGTTTTTCAATCCAGAATTTGGATCTCGTATAACTGCAAGTCTTTTTGAAAATATAAATGACGTTACTGCGTCAATTATTGTTGATGAAATTATTAGTTCTATAGAAAGATTTGAACCTAGAGTTGAATTATTGCAACCTGATGGAGTAAGAGCATTTCCTAATTATGATAATAACACTTTTGATGTGATAATTGGATATACAATAATAGGAACAGATGTTCCTGCACAACAATTAGAATTCGTTTTAGAATCAAACAGGTAATAAGATGCCATTAGTTAATTTCTCAAATCTGGATTTTGACCAGATTAAGACAACTCTGAAGGATTATCTTCAGACAAATGCAAATTTTACGGATTATGACTTCGAGGGGTCTAATTTATCGACTGTTGTTGACTTATTGGCATATAATACTTACATAACTTCATACAATGCCAATATGGTTACGAATGAAGTATTCATTGATAGTGCAACTTTAAGAGAAAATATAGTCTCATTAGCAAGAAATATTGGATATTTACCTCGTTCTAGAAAAGCATCTAGAACAACTGTTAGTTTTTTCGTAGATACTACTGATATTATACCTTCTCCATCCATTATTACTCTTAAAAAAGGAGTAGTTGCTACTACAGCAGGTGCTTTTGGTCAACAATCTTATATTTTTTCAATTTTAGAGGATATTTCTGTTCCTGTTTTCAATAATATTGCAGAATTTACCGATATAATGGTATATGAGGGTAATGTTTTAAATGTTAATTTCACATATAGCTCAAGAAATCCAACTCAGAAGTTTATTATACCAAATTCTGGTGTTGATACAGAATTAATTTCAGTACATGTAAGAAGTAACGAGCAATCAACTGCAAAAACCAAATATAATGCTCATAGTAGTCTTTTTGACATTAATAAAGACTCAAAAGTTTATTATTTACAAGAAATTGAAGATGAAAGATACCAATTATTGTTTGGTGATGGTATTTTTGGTAAAAAATTAGAAGAAGGTAATTTTATAGAAGCAGATTATATTGTTACTAATGGTGATACTGGAAATGGAGTCGGTAGATTGTCATTTGGTGGAAGTCTTACTTATAGTAGAAATGGTGAAGACTATAATATAACATCTGGTATTTCATTAATGACCACTAATACATTTGCTACTGGTGGTGAAATGATAGAATCTATCGATTCTATTAGAAAATTTGCTCCAAGAATATATTCATCTCAAAATAGAGCTGTTACTGCTGCAGATTATGAATCTTTAGTTCCATCAAGAATTTATCCAGAAACTGAGTCAATTTCAGTTTTTGGGGGTGAAGAATTAATTCCACCTCAATATGGAAAGGTTTTTATTAGCATAAAACCAAGAACTGGAGACTTTTTACCCAATATCATTAAAGAAAACATTAAAATGAGGTTGAAAAAGTATGCTGTTGCTGGAATTGTTCCAGAAATACTTGATCTTAAATATCTTTATCTTGAAATTAGATCTAAAATATATTTTAATTCAAATCTTGCCAGAAATGGTGCAGTTGTTTCTGATGTAGTTCAAAATAATGGAAATAAATACGCAGAATCTAGTGAGTTAAATAAGTATGGGGCACGATTTAAATATAGTAAATTCTTGAATATTATTGATCAAAGTCATGAAGCAATTACTTCTAATATCACAACAGTTGAGATGAGAAGGGATTTAAGATTGATATTGAACAAAGTCACTGAATATTCTATTGGATACGGCAATCAATTCCATATTAGAAGTATGAGTGGATATAATATTAAATCTTCTGGATTTACTGTTGAGGGAATAACTAACACTGTTTATATTTCCGATATCCCCAATACAAATAGAGTAACTGGATCTTTATTCTTATTTACTCTCCCAAATCCAAATTCATATAGTCCAACTATTATTAGAAGAAATATTGGAGTAATTAATTATGTTTCTGGCATAATAACATTAAATCCAATTGTTACTACCTCTGGTAAAATAAAAGACGGACAATCTATTATTGAATTGTCAGTTTGCCCTAAATCTAATGATGTAATTGGATTACAGGATTTATATTTACAACTAGATATAGGTAGTAGTATTTTTGAACCAGTTGTCGATGAAATTGCATCAGGAGCTGATCCTGCAGGATCTCAATATATTGTAAGCTCAAGTTACCAAAATGGAGCCTTAGTAAGAGCATAAAATGTCAGAAAACAGAGTTAAATTTAGTAACGTTGTTGAAAATCAACTTCCAACGTATGTAAGAACAGAATTTCCGTTAATTTCGGAATTTCTTAAAAGTTATTATGTTTCGCAAGAATTTAAGAGTGCTCCTGCTGATTTAATTCAAAATATTGACAAATATGTAAAAATTGATGAATTAACTAATACAATTAATCATGTTGGACTGGGTTCTGATATTAGTTTTTCTGAAAAAACAATTTCTGTTGATTTATCAAATTATCCTGCTGGAACTGATGGATTTCCAAAAAATTATGGATTAATAAAGATTGGTGATGAAATAATAACATATACTTCTAAAAGTCAAACTTCTTTTAATGGATGTGTTAGGGGATTTAGTGGTATTTCATCATATATTGATGAAAATTTCCCAGATCAACTTGTTTTTGACTCTACAGTAGCAGTTAAGCATGAAAAAGGTGCTACAATACAGAATTTAAGTAATCTTTTTCTTAAAGATTTTTTATTAAAGGCAAAACATCAACTTTTACCAGGTTTTGAACAAAGAGATATTCATGAACAAGTTGATGAAAATATTTTTATTAAACAATCAAAGGATTTTTATAGTAGTAAAGGAACTGATACATCTTTTGAGATTTTATTTAAAGCATTATATAATGAAAATGTAAAAATAGTAAGACCAAGAGATTATCTCTTTACTCCATCAAATGCTCATTATATTATTACAAATGATTTCTGTGTTGAAGGTGTTGAAGGTGGAGATCCTTTAGAATTAGAAACTGCGACATTATTTCAGGA